ATTATATCATCGTTTAAACCAAGAAGGAAGACCTAAATGTGGACGTTTGTCAAACATATTATCCTTCGCTCCTGGGGTTTTGCGATTGTTATAATGCAGAAAAACTTGTACGCATTCTTTGCCTTTGAATTTTTCTCTCCAATGTTCTAGCTCACAGCCAGAATAAACCAGCATATCTCCTGGTTTTAAATCTACTTTAATGCCTTTTGCTTTGCTAGCTGCGGTAATATTCTTACCGTTTGGTGCACCTACATTTTCATTTGGACTTAAATATATTGGCCAATCATCACCACCAAGATTCATGGTCGTAGATATCTCACAAGAGAATCTATCCTTGTGTCTTTTTAGTTCATCGCCTTTTTTATATATTCTTGCATAGGTATAAGCAGGATATAATTTTAATCCTGTCGCTTTTTCCATACCTGGTTGACATTTAAGTAATAAAGTTTCCATAGCAATATTACCGTAAGCAGAATATGTGTTTGGTATTTGTCCATCAGGAGATTCATAATAACCTAATATATTTTCAAAAGGTGAAAAGTATCTAGCTGCCTTACAAGTATCATAAACCTGTTTCTGCATCATAAAATAATTTGCAATAAAAGCCGCTAAATCTTTCGATATGGCTTGACGAATAACTGTATATTTGTTTTTTTTAAAACTCATATTAAAAATAATTTAAATTTAAAACTACTCTTCTTTTTGCATTTGTAGTGGTAGTTCCTAAATGCTCTTTGTTAGAATCAAAAATAACAATTCTGTTTTTTACAGAATTTATTTTCTTTTTATTTTTTTTAAATTTTGTGTAACCATCATTTGTATTTAAATAATATATTGCTGTTGTAGCTTTATGAGGATGATCAACGTGATAATTTGCTTCTATAATTTTATTTGTGCAAATATTACTGTCTATTTTTATTCTTATTAAAGATACACATTTTAATTTTTCTATTAACGGTAAAAGTAATTTAAAGTAACTTGAATTTTGATTATTATACTCATAAAAAGTGTGAAGATACTTACCTTTGTTTAAACCTTTTTCTCCTTTATAATCTGTATATTCAGAAAAAAACCACGGAAAAAAATTATTTTTTAAAATATTATTTTCTAAAATTTCAAAATTTTTATCGTCTAAAAAATTATCAATAACTTTAAACATCTTTAGCCATTTCTTTTGGTACTGCTTGTATATTCCAATGTATAAATCTAAAAGGCTCTTTACCAAAATCTACTGCAAATTCGTGTTCCAAGAACCCTGGAAATATAATTAATGTACCTGGTGTTGGTTTAAAATGTATAAGTTCTGATCCACCCCATACACCTTTTTGATCTGGTTTCATTTTTAATTTTGTAGCACGTGCCCCGGTTCTCGGTTCGTGAAATACTGGGTAAGATGTTTTATCACTACACTTTAAAAAGTAAAAACCTGATACGTGTTGATTCCAATGTATGTGCGCTGAATGATGTCCACCACCTTTTTTAGCAAACTCTTGTACCCACATTTCACTAAATATAGTTGTGTATTGTTGCATATCAAAACCTTGATGATCTAAATATTCCCAAGACTTTTGACCAATGTAATTTCTAAAATCTAAAAAGTCATTGTCAGCTGTTAGTGGTGTTGAATGATATGATCTTCCAAAATCACCGTGTTCTTTTATAGATTTCTTTTCTCTGTTTCTTGCTTCTTTAATATATTTGTTACTTGCCTTATTCAAAGACTTAACAAATTCTGGTTTTTGTTCTGACCAAATGGTAGTGTTAAAATAGTTATTAATGTACATTTCTCTTTTCCTTCTTTTTTAAATTAAATGATAAAGCATATTTATTCTCATCCGTTGTGTTTCTGTTTGCTTGATGAATTAAAAAACTCGAAAAAAGAATAAAAGAATTAGATTTTGGTTTTATTTCTTTATTAAGTTGAGGAAATAATAATGTTTGACTATGGTTATTAAGATAAATAATTCCAGATAAATAACAAGGATCATGATCGTGCGATTCTGTAAAATGTGAAAAGTTTTCTTTCAAACCCCAACAATTATAAAGATAATAAGGTTTAATATTTTTTAAAGAATCTAAATAGTCAAATAAAGGAAAAATGCTTTTTAAAAAATTTTTGTTATTTAAAAAATATTCATAAGAGGTCATATAACCTTGTACGTTTGTATTAAAATTATTATTATCGTTTTGTTTAATTCCATCTTCTATTTGTTTTTTAAAATATTTTAAGTCTAGGTCTAGATTACCTTGTATAAATAAATAATTTACTTTTACTTTATCCTCTATTACTTTTTTTAATTTCATCTAAATGGCCTCCCTAAATGCCATACTACAAGACTATACCTTGTGCCTGATGTTACTGGTTTAACTCTATGCCAAACAAATGAAGGAAATACAATAATAGACCCTTTTGGTAATATCTCTTTGCATTGTATTCTATGCTTTGATTCATCTCGCATATGTGGATCGTAGTTTCTAAAATCAAATTCTAATTCACCACCTCTATATTCTGAACCATCTGTTAACTGACAAGTCATAGATAGTTTTCTAATTTTACCATTGTCGGGTCCTTCTTTTTCATAAGGTTTGTCCCAACTATCACAGTGCCAATCGTAATATTGGTTTAATTTATATTTTGTAAATTGACAAGACTCAGATCTTTCCCAATCAAAGTTCCAACCAGCAGCTCTATTTGCTTCATGCACATACGGGTGCAGTTCTTTATATATCCAAGTATCATTTAACCACACTAAATCTGATTTTCTTTTTCTCTGTATATTCTTAACATCTTCTTTTGTTAATTTTTCTTTGTCATATCCACCTGTTCTTGCAATGCTTTCTTTTTGTGCGTTAGCATATGCTATAACATCATCACAGAATCTAGGTGTTAATACACCACTAAAATACCAATAATAATTAGATATATTCATACGTTATTGTTTGTACAAAATTTAAACTATCCTTTTGATTATTAGTTAAGTAATACATATTTGTTGATGGAAACATAATAAATTGATTATTTTCTAATGGTATATCCCAAGACCTACCTTTACGTCTGTTGTCCTCATAGTATATTCTGACCATACAATCTTTAACTTTAACACCGTATAATAATGTAAAGTCTGGAGAGTTACGTAGATCTACTGGATCTATATTTAATAAAGGAATAGTTGTTTCCGCAGGTTTATAGATATTTCCCCACGTTTCTTTGTTAATTAAATTTACACCATATTCAAGACCAAAGTGATCTCGCATATATGTATTCAACATATCCCAAGTTCGTGAGAACGGAAAATCTTTGTTTTGAATTACTGATTGTAAAATGTCACCTGATAATTTATCTCGGTCAATGTCCCAATCTTTAGGCATTGCCACATCGCCGTAATATAACGCTTGCTCTGTTAATACTTTCTTTTGCATACCACCACCATTTTTAATTTATGCGTTCTGATCTGTCAAGTCCCAAGACTGGCCCGATTCATTCCAAACATAAGACCAAGAATGTGTGCCAGCTTCATTTTGTGAAGTTTGTTCTGCAGTTAATGCAGGAGCATCACCAATTGGTGATTGCCATCTAGCTTCAGATGTATTTTTTACCCAAGATGCATGAGGTTTTTTAGGCCAAAAGATTTGATTATCTTCATCCCATTCATAACCTATACCTGCATAGTTTCCTCTAAATGCTTTTGAGTTATCACCGGAGTTATGTGTATTACCTTGTGTATTATAAGATGTTTGAATCCACATTTGTGCAGGCCAATTATTGTGTGTTTCTAAATATTGTTGACCTACTGATTCATCTTCAACACCATCAGCATTTAACATATCTTTGTTATCAAGTGTTAACACTTGAATAACTTTACTGTTAGCTCCTAATTTTGCAAAATGTGCCATAATGTTTCTCCTTATATATTAATTTTAATTATCATTCAACTATTGATATTTGTATCTTATTACAACAATTCCTGATCCACCAGCTCCACCTGCAATGTTTGGACTACCAAATCCTGCTCCTCCGCCACCACCAGTATTCACGGTTCCTGCTCCACCAACTCCTGAACTCGTTGCATCTCCACCACCACCGGCTCCACCACATCCACATTTCGAACCACCTCCACCACCAGCTCTTGCAACTGGAGAAGCTGTTATACAAGAAGTAGCTCCAGCTCCGCCATTTCCTCCAGCAGGACCTCCATCAGCACCCACAGCAGTAGCACCGCCACCTGCACCGCCTCCTGAACCATATCCACTAGCGTCTCCGCCATTATTTCCTTGAGGAGGACTTACAGGAGGTGTGTTTCCATTTCCTCCACAGGTACTACCTGAAGCTCCACCACCACCAGAACCACCATTACCAGCAGATGTTGTATCTGGGGGCGCAGCTATTTGATACATACCAAGACCACCTCCAGCTGATGTTATTGTTGAAAATACTGAGTTAGCTCCATTAGTAGGTGATCCATAAGTTCCTACACCACCTGCTCCGACTGTAATTGGGTAATCTTGTGCTGATACAGGTAAGGCAGCTACACAAGCTCCTAAAGGTGATCTTGTATAACAACCAGAAGCACCGCCAGAGGATTCTCTATATCCACCAGCTCCACCACCTCCTGATCTTTGGTTTCCCCCTTGTGGAGTTCCTCCACCTCCTCCACCTCCAGCTACTACCAAATAATCAACTGTAGATGAACCTAAAGGATTTCCTGCACAGCTTACTGTAAAAGTTCCTGGTCCTGTAAATGTATGAATTTTAAAATTTCCTGATGTTGTTTCTGTTCCACCAGATGCATTGACAAATCTTACACTGTTAGCTAATGTTGTATTACCAGAATTAGTTGCTACCCATCCTTTTGTAGCATCTACATAAACAAAAGTTATTGATGCTCCTTCAATGTTACAAACAAAATCTGAAGCAGAGCCCTCTATGTTAGATCCGTTTCTTGCAATTGTTAAATTGTTTGTGTCCCAAGTATTTGCATAATCTGCGACTGCAACTACATTTCCTGCGCTTGGTGATGCAGGTAGAGTTACATTAAATGCTGAAGAAGATGTATCTGTAAAATATCCAACACCTGTTGCTGCTGGTCCAGGGTCTGCTGTAATTTTTGTTGTGTTCCACGAAACTTCACCAGTAGAACCAAAACCTGCTGCAGTACCACTGTTAGTGATTGTTGCACCAGAAGGAATTGTAATAGTGTCACCACTATCTCCTAACTGAACTGTTCCACAATTTGTTCTTGGACTTATTTTATTTACTTTTACTTCACTCATAATTTACCTATTTAAACTTGTACCTTATTATTACTATACCAGAACCACCTGCACCACCGTTTTTTCCGTGCACACCACCGCCACCGCCACCACCACGGTTAGTTGTTCCAGCTTGTCCTGGTCTTTCATTAGGTGCAGGAGCATTACCTCCACCACCTCCACCACCTGTTCCACCAGATGATTGTGCAGATGTAGCATATAATGCACCACCGCCACCACCTGCGTATGCTACAGGTGATCCTGAAATACTTGTTGTAGCTCCAGCTCCACCATTACTCTTACTAGTACAGCTATTTGGAAAAGGAGAAGCATCGATACCTGCAGCAGTTGCTCCACCACCTCCACCAGTTGGGTAAGTTCCTCCAGCAGCACCATTTAATCCACCAGGGTTTCCTTGAGGAGGATTTACAGGGGGTGTGTTTCCTGCCCCTATACTTGCTCCAGGCGATCCTGAATAATTTGATGTTCCACCTCCAGAACCACCAGGTTGACCACTAGGACCACCAGGACCAGCGCTAGGGCCATCTGCAGCTCCTGATCTACCACCACCTGTTGATGTTATACTTGAAAAAGTTGAAGGGCTACCATTTACTCCATGAGTAGCTGGATTTGGGACAGGATCATGAGTTACTCCTGCAGCTCCGCCGCCACCTACTGTAATTGGATATCCTTGTGCTGAAACTGATAAACTTACTGCTGGAGCTGTTCCTAATGGTGAAGTTGAATAACAACCAGACGATGTTCCTGGAGATTCTCTAAAACCTCCAGCGCCTGCTCCACCAGCTCCTGAAGAAGTTGGGTGACTAGCACTTCCTCCTCCACCACCTGCTACTACCATATAATCTACTTTATTAGATCCAGCTGAATTTCCTGCATTTGTTACTGTAAAAGTTCCTGGTCCAGTAAATGTATGTACTTTAAAATCACTACAAACAGTTGTTACTGTTCCACCTGTAGCTTCTATAAATTCTTGTGCTGTCTTGTCAGCTTCTCTTCCTGCGCCAACAACTTTCCAACCTTTAGTTGCATCGACATAAACAAAAGTCATTGCTATACCTGTAGCATCTAGAACTAAATCTGCTGCAGATCCTTCAATATTAGAACCACCCCTACCAATTGTTAAATTATTTGTAGAAAAAGTTTGTGCATAATCTGAAACTGCAACTATATTTCCAGCGCTAGGACTTGATGGTAAATTTACTGTAAAAGCTGATGATGTTGTATTACAAAAATATCCTTCGCCATTAGCAGCTGTAAATGTTGCTGTTTTAATACTACCTGTTTGCCAATCAACAGAACCTGCTCTACCAAATCCTGATTGTGATGCACCTGATGCAAGAGAAACAGTATCGCCACTCGCACCGATAGTTATTGTGTTAGAGCTTTCATTAATGATGTTAGCTCCGCATTGATTTTGAATATTGTCTACTTTAATTGTACTTGTCATAATTATTGAAATTTATACCTTATTATTACTACACC